GCACCTGTACATACTTGCCCAACTTGCGTGTTTTTGTATTGAAAACCCAAAGCTCTGCGGCTCCAACAATGTCCACAGGGTTGATGCTAACCAGTTTGAGTTCTTTGCTCTCTTTGGCATATTTGAGCTTGGCAACTAATTTTTCTTTACTTGGGCTTTTCTTGACTCGCAGTTTCTTAGTGGCTTTCTTAACACCACGGTACTGTTCAACTGCTTGTTGCAGTTCGTCTAGCCAGGCATAGATGCGTTTATAGTCAGCGGCCTTAAGATGCTTGTAGGCTTCAATCAATTGATCATCCTGCTTGGCTTGTGCCGCTTCAAACTCTGCACGGGTCTTGTCAAATGCCGTTTCAACCTTGCCAAGTTGTGCTTGTGGCACATTTTGCGAAACTAAAAAGTCGTAGGGCCTGAAGTCATTCTTAACATCAGTTACCACATCATCAAAATGCCCTTCTAGTTCGCCAAGAGTAGCCGACATCTTTTCATTCAAGCGGTCTTGAATGGTAGGAACTTTAATCGCAGGCTTGGCGTCTTGCGTGGCAGGTTCACCGTCATCGCCTTCGTTGTAGTAGTCATATTTTTCGCAAACATCTCGTACCATTGTTTCAAGATACGCAGGAATCCTACCACGCAGTGGCATGCCTTGATTGTGTGCGGCAATAATACTACAAGCTGTCATTGGAACCCAACGACTTTTGATAACCTTACCAAGTTCTGTTTTGCTAACAGCAAACAGTTTTTGTTCTTGTAACCACTTGATCAAGTCTGGTTTGAGATCCTTGCTGGCATAGTGGTAATTATAGTAATAAAAACTTGTACGCAAGTGATGATCAAAGTCTGCATCGCTCATGGCAAGTGCTCGTTCAGTATCCCACTGTGGCTCATAGCCTGTGTATTTTTCATCTGCCAGATGTGCCCGGCGTACAGCGGGTTTCTTTTTTGAAGGTACTTTTATGCTTTGTCCTTTTGTTGCTTTTTTTGCAACAGGCTTGCTTTTAGCGGCTGTGGCCATACATGCTCCCAGAGTTTGATTACTTTGTAATTATACGCAAAAACGGAAAAAAGGTCAACCATGTTGCAAATATGCTAACATCAGCCATTTTTCGTACTCGTTAATACTTTCGTTGATCTGAGCACGAAGTTGATCTGCTACAGGACTAGTTGGTTTTTTGGTGCGTCGGAGCACCACTTCTTCTGCGCCTAACTTTTGCACAAGGCCTTCTATGTGGCCCAGCATCCTGGCCAGGTCCTTACGACATTTGGTTGGGGCAGCATGCATATTATTACGCAATTCTATTCCAACTTTGTCCCAATCTACAGCAGTTTGCAATCGCATGATTCTAGTGTAACAGCATTTTGGGCTAAAGTCAATCTAGATAAATATCACGAAAGGATACCAAAATGCCACGCTTGAGCCTTTGGCGCGAAAATCATGGTAATGATTATAAATTCATAGATCGCAGGATCAGCGAAATGTTTACCATTGGTGGTACTGGTGTTTTGGTACACAAATATTTAGGTACAGAAAATAATACCAGTGGCACTGACGCTACTCGTCCGGATTATGTAACTCAAAGCGAGTTGAATATTCAAGATTTACTGTTCTTAGAGAACCGTGATAGAAAATACGACACTGATGTGTACAGCATGCGCGGAATCTATCAAGTGCAAGATCAAGATTTTGATCTAAGGCAATTTGGCATTTTTCTAGCACAAGGCACCACATTCATGACGTTCCATTTGAATGACATGATACACCTATTGGGAAGAAAAATTATGCCAGGCGATGTGTTGGAACTCATGCACCTGCGTGATTTTCACAGCTTGGACCCTAATGTTCCGTTTGCTTTGCAACGCTTCTATAGTGTGGTTGAGGCAACCCGAGCTGCTGAAGGATTTAGTTCCACATGGTATCCGCACCTATGGCGAGTAAAACTACAGCCATTGGTTGACAGTCAAGAATACAAGGACATTCTTAACAAGATATCTGCAGATCGTGATCCGTTCACGGCCAACAATGCAAATGCTGCAACCAGCATAGGAAGCATATTGAGCAGTTATCAACGATATCTTGACATAAACGAAGCAGTTATCGAACAAGCAGAAGTGGAAGTTCCGACCAGTGGATACGACACCAGCAAGTTCTACACAGTGCCTGTGGAAAACAACAAACACAAAGATCCGATAGGCTATCGTGTTAACAGTAACGGTGTGGTTGACACTAGTAGTGTAAGCACCACAGCAGATTCTGGACAAGCAACGCCAATTTCTAAAATACAAGGCTACCTGACCGGCGACGGATTAGGCCCTAATGGGTTAGATGTAGGTATGGGGGTAGCATTCCCAGGTGATCCCAAAAGCGGCGACTATTTCCTACGATTGGATTATGTTCCAAACAGATTATTTAGATACAGCGGAAATCGTTGGGTCAAAATTGAAGACAAGGTACGAACCAATATCACGCCTGGTGCTGCCAACAATGAAACTCAACGCAGTATTTTTGTAAACAACACCAACACATTCACTGACCTTCAAGGCAATACCAAGCCACAGCGTCAGAGTCTTAGCAAGGCACTTAGACCAGAGGCAGATAACTAATGGCTGTTCAATTTTTTTACGATAATCAAATACGCAGATTCTTGCTGCAATTCACACGAATGGTCAGCAACTTCCAAGTGCAGTTTGGAAAAACTGATGCTACAACAAATCAATTGGCTTTGCAAACTGTTCCAGTGTTCTATGGCGATGCCAGCAGACAAGCTGCCCAGATTTTAGCACGAAACAGCGAAAATGTTTTACAAGCTGTACCAGCTATGGCGTTTTATATAAGTTCGTTGCAGTACGACAGGCAGCGTATGCAGGAACCAAACTTTATTGGCAAGATGCAAATACGCGAGCGTATGTATGATCAAATCACTGGTATGCAAACAGACCAGCAAGGCGATACTTACACTGTTGAACGCCCTATGCCTGTTCCATATCTCATGACCATCAAGTTAGATATATGGACCAGCAACACTGAACAAAAATTGCAACTCATTGAACAAATTGCTACTTTGTTCAATCCTGCTTTGGAAATACAAAGTACTGACAACTACATAGATTGGACTAGTCTTAGCTATGTTTTACTCACTGACATGAACTGGAGCAGTCGAACTGTGCCGGTTGGAACCGAAGATCCCATTGACATTGCGACCATGACTTTTGAGCTACCGGTCTGGATTGCGCCGCCTGCCAAGGTTACTCAGATGGGAGTCATACAAAAAATTATTAATAGTGTGTATGACAGCAGCGGTGTTTTGGACAAGAGCGTGTTTGACGAAAACAAAATTTTAATTAGACGAGCATTGACTGTTCTAAACTACGGTGTGGTATTGATTGGCAACAGACTACGACTAGTATCAGCCAGTTCAGCGCGAGGAAACAACTCCATAGAATCTGATGATGTAGAAGTGTATGACAACGATCCTCAGATCTGGCGCAATATTATCAACCAGTATGGGTCTTTGGAAAATGGCATAAGTCAGGTTCGCTTGGAGATGCCCAACGGCGGCGAACTAGTTGGAACTGTAGCGTACGACCCGACCGACGACACTTCGTTGTTGTTTGGAGTGTTGAATGATACAGTGCCTGTGAACACTTTGACTGCAATTGATGCTGTGGTCAATCCGCATAAGAATTCTGTTCTTGCTCTACTGTTTGACAGTATGGGTAACTACCAAGTTGCTGCTGGCACAAGATATCTCATACTTGAAGACATTAACGATTTACCAAACACTGATTTTTCGCAAGCCTGGAATCCGAATGGAAAACCACTTGTGGCCAAGGCCAACGATATTGTATACTATGACGGTAATGCATGGCAAGTGGTGTTTGATAGCAACTCTGCTAACGAAGTAGAGTATGTGACCAATACCGCTACCGGAGTGCAATTACGCTGGACCGGTGCCGAGTGGATCAAAAGTTACGAAGGATTGTATAGAGAGGCAGAATGGAGAATCGTTTTGTAGAAAATTGTGGTGCGCTTATCTATGCAAAAGACACTCATAGATATTTGTTCTTGCTGCGCAGCTCAAGCAAACACAGAAATAGCTGGGGGCTAGTTGGCGGCAAAGTCGAAAAAAGCGAAACTGTTGTTCAAGCCCTGCACAGAGAAATTTTAGAAGAACTAGGCGGTGTCATTGACAATGCTAAACCTGTGCCAATAGAAAAGTTTACCAGTAACAATCAACAGTTCTCATACCATACTTTTATGATTGTGGTTGACTCAGAATTTATTCCAGTACTCAATCACGAACACACTGGTTTTTGCTGGGTTCCATTGGAAAACTATCCTAAACCTTTACACCCAGGTGTATGGCGTACATTCAAATTTGATGAAGTAATTAGTAAGATTAAAACTATTGAAAAGTTGAACTCTTAGGTTACACCTATGTCAGCTTCAACCAAATAGGTTTGAAAATGAATCTGCCTAAAATTTAGTAACTTGCTCCAACTAGGCGGACAAACATAGTTAGGTGTAGAAGTTACTCGTACAAATTCAACTTCATTATACATGCGCATGATTCTTTCCATGCTCATGATCCAGTAATCATCACTATAGTTATAGTTTGTTGGAGCATAACCAGATGTACCAGCATATACATTATTGTTATAATATTCTCCAGCACTATTATCAAATCCAATCAAATAAACTTTTTCGTGACCGTCAAAGCAGGCCAAGTATGTGGCTACCGTGCCTGCATTGCTAACAAAGTCTTGAGGTATTAGATAAAATTTGTCAGGATGTCGCATTATTTTATCACTGTTGGCATAAACAATGTGTCCGTTGCAATAACCACTGTGAGCAAGTTCGTTGGTAATATCGTCACCAACTGTAACCAAAAATGTTGGTTCAAAGTCTCTATAGAAAGCATTACATCCATAGGTTTGCATACTGGTAGCACCAAGCCTACCGCTGAGGTGTTTAATTAACAAACCAATTGGAAATGTTTTTCTACTGTTGCCATTGCCAATCACCGTGGCAATTTTACTGATATGATTGTTTGCTACTGCTGTTGGAATCCACTCTGTTTTGTATAACCATTCGCTGTTTCGAAAGGCGGCTTCGGTGGTAATGCGCTCACCACCGTAGTTGGTTCGATAAATTTTGTTTAGTTTTTGCAAACATTACACCCCAAACACCATTGAAACACTGTCAATGTAACTTTTTGGCACAATGGCATTGGCAGTGAAATCTGAAGTTGGCGCTGCGGCATAGGACAATGTGCCACTTACCACAAAGTTTTGCACAGTCATATTGCCAGAAAACACTGGGCTGATCAAGGTTTTATTGGTGAGGGTCTGAGTAGCAGTTTTTGTGACCATTTCTGACACACCACCAGCGGTTGAACCATCATGAATAATCAGAGTGTCTTTGTCTGTATCAAGAGTAACCTCACCTAACGCACCTGTAAAACTGCTGTGCTGTGCTGTGGTACCTCTACGGAATTGTACTTGTGTTGCTGGCATTTTATGCTATGCTCCCATAATCTCTAGTTAATCCTACCGGATTGCTTATCAATCCGTAATCGGCAGAAAAGTTATCTGTGGTAACCTGCGCACCGTTAACAGTTACTTGACCTTTGAAGTCAAAATCGTTTGGAGTCATCCAAACATTGTCGTAGATGCTGATGTTTCCATAGATACCATTGTAACCAATGCTAATACCACCGCCTCTTGCTGCTGTGGAGTTAATTGCATTGTTTGCCATGGTAATGTTTTTGTCATTGGTAGTGATTTCTGTGGTTGCCACTGTGGTGGTGTTTCCAGCCACATACAAGTTACCAATAACATACATATCGCTTAACGCACTGACTAGCCCGCCAATGTTCAAACGTCCAACAACTCCTGCACCACCGGTGACAACCAAAGCACCGGTGGTTGGGCTCAAGCTGCTGGCACCTGCAATTGTTACATTGCTGATTTGGGTGGCCTGGCGTGTCCAAGTTCCGTAGGTAGCATTATAGGTATACAGTATGTTGTTTACTGTAGCTTGCTGTCCATTAGTAGGGGATGATGGAAATGCCATTTTTCTTGCCTTTTAATTGCTCAAAGTATTTATGCTTGAGCTCAAATTACCATGTATATAAACCAGCTCTGAGCCAGGTGTTTGGTGCCACGCAAACGTATAACCAGCTGCCATCCCAAGTAATTTCGCCTGTGTGTCCTGGGCTATATGGGCTAACAGGGCTCTGTGATTGCGTTATACGGAATCTAGGTACTTTAAGCTGCCCGGTCACTTGATCATAGCTGAAATTAGCATTGGCTCCAAAAGTGCCTGTATCGTTGTATTGTACCTCTCCATCGCCGCCACCTATATCTGCTTCTGGTAATATGGCTCTCAAGGGTGTACTGAAAAAATCTACCCAATATTCGCCGGTACCATCATTTATGTAGCGATACAATATGTCTGTGCCTGATTGATACCACATGTCTCCTGGGGTGGGATCACCCGGCGGAGTTGCGCTGGTAGTGGTCCTAAGTCCGTTTTCACCATAGACAATGTTGCCTGCGACAGTTAACGTGCCTCCTACAGAAAAATCTGTAAAAGTTATGTTAGGTGTAAATCCAATGGTCACAGTGTTTCCGCTGACAGTGGTTTGAATTTGATTGGGTACACCTACCACAACGATGGTATTGCCACCTGTGACTGAACCTGTTCCAGTATTGCCTTGTAGCCCAAATGTGGTACTAACGGCATTGCTTGTGATACTGGTTATCCTACCATAATTATCAACCACAACAGTAGGCACACTTGTGGCACTGCCGTAGTTGCCTGCTACCACGCCAGTTGGAGTCAAGTCTAATCCCACATTGAAACCATTGGCAAGATTTGCCACAACATTGGTTGTGTTTGCCAATGTAGTAGTAATATATGGAACGCCGTTGGCAAATCTAAATGCACCTGTTACAGTAACATTTCCTGTCACAGCAACATTCCCTACCACATTCAAATCACCTAGATTGTCGTACGAGGCAGTGACATTTGCAACACTTGCACTGGTTAGGTCCACCCAATAATTGTTTGTGCCATCATTGATGTATTCGTAAACAACATCTGTATCCGTTTTGTACCAAATATCACCTAATACTGGCACAGCAGGTGCACTGGCCTGAGCATATTTTCTTAGTCCGCCGCCTGTGATGTTGCCTGTAACTGCCAGGTTTCCTCCCACGGTGGTTGCACCAATCACATCCAAACTAGCCAGGTTGCCAAACCCGCCGTTGGCTATGGTTAACCCGCCTATGGTAGCAGTGGTACCTGACGCTACAATGTTGCCAGCTTGTATGCTAAATCCAGAGCCAATCAAGTTGCCAATAGTAAGATTACCAGCTATTGCACTCAAGCCGC